TTACGCAGAACGCCACCCAGGGTCTCGGGGTAGCCAATCTGGTTGCGCGGGTCCATGTAGTTCTGGCCGCTCAGAATCTTCTCCGGGCTGAACTGACCGAAATCCTCCGTCTGGACAACCTCACGCGGAATCAGACCCGCCGAGCTCATGTCGCCACCTGCCAGGTACGGGCCCTCACCCTGGGGAACCTCACCGGCCGCGCGACCAGCGTTGGCGCGTGCGTGTGCACTGGCGTACGCAGCGTTCGACAGGTTCATGCCCGACACATCAGCACCCGCCGTGAAGCGGCTCTTCTGGGGAGCGACCAAAAGTATGAGAATCACCGCCGCGAGAACCATGATAGCCAGGCCCTTGCGATCCATTTATTATAGGGCAGGAATAAAAATTTTAGTCAAGATAGTCCGCTGGGTCGTCCTCGTCCTCGACCTCATCCGTGAACAGACACTCCTTGGGAAAGTTCGGGGCCTGCGCTCCTGTGCGGACGCGCACCTGGACCACGCGCCAGATGGGACCGAACGACTTTTTCAGGAACCACAGACCGGCCAGCTCGAATAGTGCATCGCATTGGGAACCGGCTGCGACATCCTCAAGGGCCAGAGGGTTCTTCTGGCGGTCGAACGCCAGAGTCGCCACCTGACCCTTGACGGACACGAGGGACGCGCCAAGCACGCCGTCCGTGATGCTCTCCTGGAAAGCATTCACGATAGTATCGTCGCTGAGCTCCTTGCCGAACCACTCCACCTTGGACTCCTTGGCCTTGGCGAGAAGCTCCGCATCGATGGTGTCGAACACGGTCTGGTCCTCGATCTTGAAGTTGATGGACTTGGACGCGAGGCCGTCCTGGGCCACGATACCGTTAACCTGGTGGCGCTGACCAGAAATCTTCAGAAAGTAACGACCGTCTGGAAGCTTCTGGGGTTTGCCGTACTCCATTACTAGTACATACAAAAATCTTCTTTAATACTAGATGAACCTGTGCAAACAAGAGTTCCTGACCAAGGGGTGCATGTGTTTGGCGGATCCAATGGACCCCATGAAGACCATATGTGCCTATATTAACAGGGAAAATGGGCTCGTATACCCCTGTGACACTGGGTGTTGTGTTCCTCGGTGTCAGGGTCAGGGTTCAGGACCCCGATTTGATGTTGAAATTAGACCGTCTGGAGGCATCACTCTTCCACCTGGTTTCGGTGTCGACCTTCCCCAGAGTTCGGAGCCGACCGACATCAAGGGTGCAGCACCGTTCAACTTTGATGCGGGCTGGAAAACAGAGGGTCTGAACACGTTCAAGAGTCGCAAAGTGTGGCATCTGGCCCTATCGGGTACGGTTCTGATGATTTTGATTTTCTTCGCCTGCTGGGCACTCGAGTAACGGGGCTTAAAGACGGCCACCCCAGGACAAGTAGAAATGGCCCCCACCACTGAGACCCCCGTCACCCTCGAGCTGCTCGCCAAGGAGCTGAAGGCGCTCCGCAAGGACGTTCGCAAGATTCGTCAGCATATTGAGGACCCGTCTGGTGAGAAGGCGGCGGTCCGTGCCCAGAACAACGGATTCAACAAGCCCCTGGACATCACCCCGGAGCTGCGGGCCTTCCTGGCTCTGCCGGCTGACGAGAAGATCTCCCGTTCCCAGGTGACCCGCAAGGTTAACGAGTATGTGGAGCAGAAGGGCCTGAAGGCTGGCCAGCACATCACTCTGGATGCGACCCTGCAGACCCTGCTGCACCCCCCGGAGGGCACGCAGGTCACTTTCCTGAACATCCAGAAGTACATCAACCCGCACTACATCAAGGACCCTACGACGGAGAAGAAGCCCAAGGCTGTGGTTGACCCAAACGCGCCACCCAAGGAGAAGAAGGTGCGCCCGAAGGTGGCCAAGCCCGCCGCGGCCTAAATTTAATGTCCGACAGTAATATCATAAAATGGGCCGCAGCGGAGGCAATGGTGGAATCGGTGGAACGGGCGTGTTTGGTCTCGTAGGCACGACCGTTCAGTGCAAGGCCGAAGACCGCTCTGCGTATTGTACCGGGGCCAAAATAATAAACGTTATCATCTGGCTTGTTATTCTTTATGGGCTGTTCCTACTCGCGCGCGACTACCTGAAGAAGTAGGCAGTTAAAAACCTTGGCGACAGGTAACACAAAGAAAAATGTCCGAACCCCCACCCGAACTTTCAGTCGACGACCTGAATGCTCTGGTAGGGACAAAGATTAAGGACATAAAATTGTACCAACGGGCTTTCACTCACAAAAGCGCGTTGAAGCGATATTCAGGTCTGACTGGTTCGTACGAAACACTCGAGTTTATGGGGGACTCTGTTCTAGGATTTATCATCACAAAACACCTCTTTGACCTTCACGAAAAGGAGCAGGAAGGGTTCCTGACCAAGGCTCGCACGAAGATGGTCAGGGGCAAAACACTATGTGAAATTTCACAGACGCTCGGTCTCGACAAGTTGATCCTGATGGATGAAAAGGGTGAGCGCAACGGCTGGAACACCAACGAGCACATCATGGAGGACGTCTTTGAGGCGGTCGTCGGGGCCATCTATCTGGACCTGGGCATGGTCCACGCCAAGAAGTTCGTGCTCGAATCTTTCACCAAAGTTCAAACGTCACTCGTCGACGACAATTACAAAGACCAATTGATGCGGTGGTGCCAGGCTCTCAAGTACCCCCTGCCCGACTATCAGGTGATGGGTCAGACAAATGGTCAGTTTTTCATCAGCGTCTACGTCGACGGTATGAACTGTGGGTCTGGTTTCGCATCCACCAAAAAGCAGGCTGAACAGAACGCTGCTCAGATAGTGCTTAAAACAGATGCTCGATTTAAGAATAAGGATGGACCCCCAAAACGAGACCCTTGTCGCCCGAGCACGTGAGCTTCTCGCGGCTGAATACGCCGAACAAAGGTCCCAGGAATGGTTAGACTTGCGCGACCAGATGATCACAGCAAGTGACGTCGCGAGCGCCATAGGTGATAATCACTATGAGACGCCAGATGCGTTCATCAAAAAGAAGGTCCTCAAGACAAAGTGGGCCGGAAACGCGGCGACGGCCCATGGGACTCTGCTCGAGCCGCTCGTCCGTGACTTGTACGACGCCAGGACAGGACGCAAGTCCCATGAGATTGGGCTGGTCCAGCACCGCCAGTACGCCTGGCTCGGCGCATCACCCGACGGCGTCACGGAGGATGGACTCTTGATCGAGATCAAGTGCCCTTTGACGCGCAAGATTGAATCGAAGGTGCCCAAGCACTACTGGCCGCAGGTCCAACTTCAGTTGGAAATTACAGACCTCGAGGAGTGCGACTTCATTCAGTATAGACCAGCCAGTGCCGAAGGCACTGTTCCAGCTCGTCCCGAGGAGTTTGTTGTGGTGCGTATCAAGCGTGACCGCGAGTGGTTTGCGAAAAATCTGCCCGCAATGAAGACGGCATGGGACCGCATCTGTAATGGGCGAAAAAATGGGTTATGTGACCTCCAGGATGACTCGTCTGAACCTGTCCCATTTAAGAAGCAAATTGTGTGTCTTTTACAAGAGGACGATGGAGTGGAAGTGCCCACACAAGCCCAAGATTCTCAAGTGTCGCGAGTGTCAACGGGCCTTTTGCTCGAGATGCATTCAACTTGAGGTGCATTTCTGTCCCAAATTGGATGAACGGTCGAAAAATGAAAAGGAAAACTTGGCGAAAAAACTCGTCAAGGTTGTAGCGCCAAAGGTGGCTGTAATTTAGTTCTTGAATTTCTTGAACAAAAAGTAAGCCAGAATTGCGAGCACCGCATAAAACATGAGAGTGTCACCCCGGGCCCCCTTGGCCGCCATCCAGCGCCCAAGAGAGTCCCCAGAACCGCTACCCATCCATGACCAGGGCATATCCGGTCGGTACCACGTACACGTGCCGTCAGAGTACTCGAATTTGCGCGCAGGGTACATGGAGTAAGGGGCTGGGTTGACACTGGCCGTCTTGAGGTACATGGCGCCTGACGAATTGAACTCGGGGCCCTCGACCGGGTCCTGCATCTCCATGGGCACCTCGTCAATCTGGGTATAGTACGAGCCGTCGATAAAGGTATCCTTACGGAACCCATCAGTGTTGACGCCAAACGTGCCCGACCACGTGTACGGGTCGAACCCGTCGATCTGGAGACGGTCGTCGATCATCCAAGCGGTCGCCATCTTCTTAACATTCAATTATATTTTTAAACGTAGACCTTGGTCAGTACTTTCTGTTGGTGGACCTCCCACATTTCGTCCAAGTCCACATTCAGCATATGGGCCAACTGGAACATGTAACTGAACACGTCACCCATCTCCATCATCACGTCCGTGCCGCGGTCCTTCTTGAGACCGGTCTTCTTGTAAATTCGCTGCTTCTGACGAATTGATGAAGCCAACTCCCCCATCTCTTCGTTCAGTAACATCCAGACTATACTCACTGGTGCCTTGTCCCACCCCTTCCTTTGACACATGGCCGCAGTCTCATCACGATATTTATTCATTACGTATCAAAGGCCCGAGCCCCTTAAGCTCGGTTCAAGCGCGTTATCCAGCTGCGATTCTTGACGATGATCACGAGTGTAAATATCAAAAGTACGAGTTCAGCTCCTAGCTTCCAGTTCTCGACGATCGTCTTGTCGACCGTCTTGGTCTCGGCCCATGGCTCTATAATTCCGTTACTAAATAGACGGATCGCACGGTCGAGCGCAAAGAAAATCAGAAAACCCAACACGATGTCGTCGAGTGCCCGCACCATTAGTTGATACCGAACTTGAAATTACTCGGGATTTTATTCCCGTACGTGCTCGTGCTGACTGGCGTCTCGAGCGGGACCGGGTTCCTGGAAATGTCGCGCAGGTACACAATCTGTTGGAGGATACCCGTAGATATGGTGGCCGACGCCTCCTTGACGACACGGCCGTTCATCTTGGCCACCTGGCTGCGGACGTCCGAGTATGGATCACCCGACAGGTTGGTCCAGACCCGGCGCATAAGCGCCTGGAGATCCGGGTCACTCTGGCGCTCGATCGTGTACCCCGTTTTTTCATTCATGGCCTGAATCACCGCCTCGTGCAGGTATTCCCGATTGAAATCCGAAAAGTAAGCATCAGCCAGGGGCGTGGGCAGAGACCGACGCGTCGGAAGGCGGTCCATTGAGATAGGCTAGGATAAAAAAAAGGGGCGTCTGTCGTACAGTGAGAATGAAGGTCATCAAGCGCTCAGGAGATGAGGTCGAGATGCTCTTTGACAAGGTGACCAAGCGAATTTCAAAACTGAATCAGGCTCCGGAGTTTGAGCCCCTGAACGTCCAGCCGGACAAGGTGGCCCAGAAGGTTTTTCAGAGCATGTACGATGGGATTTCCACTTCCGAAATTGACAACCTGACGGCCGAGGTGGCCGTAGCCATGATCACGGAAAATCCCGACTACGAAACCTTGGCCATGCGCGTGACCGTCTCGAACCTCCAGAAAGCCTGCCCCAAAACCTTCTCGGACGCCATGGTCGCTCTACATGCAAAGGGGGTGATTTCAGACGATGGGTTTGCGTTAATAACACCTGAAATGGATGTGTGGATTGACGACAAGCGCGATTACCTCTTTGGGTACTTTGGAATCAAGACGCTCCAGAAGGGGTACCTGAACGAGGGTGAGACTCCCCAGTACCTCTTCATGCGCGTCGCCCTCTGGATACATGGCGGGGATGCGAAACGTACCCGGGAGACGTACGACCTTATGTCCCAAAAGTATTTCACACACGCAACTCCTACACTTTTTAACAGCCTCTCGAATAACTCACAGGGAAGTTCCTGCTTCCTAGTGG